TGTTGAGTTGCATGAATCATTGGCAATGCACAATCTGTACCACCCCATGAAAAGCTTCTGATGACCTTCAGCACTTCAGGCAATTGCATTTGTGGATGTATCTTCAGTTCAGACATCTTAGTATTGAAGCCACCAATCCAATAGTTTGGTTCACGTTTTGCGATTGCTAATGCCATCACACCTGCTACTTCTGCAGCAGTCAAGTTTGGTAATCCTACAACATTAGCTCCAAACATTGAACCAGAACAATCAACCCCAATGAAGAAGTTTTTACCAGTTGGTTCTATGAAGTTGAATGCTTCATAGAAAACATCGTTCAATATACCTTTCACATGAGTTGAAACATCCCAGCTCATTGAGCCTTTGTCACCATGACCTTGGCTATAAGTTTTCAATGCATTCAAAATTGTGATAGGATGAACTCTTCCACGTTTCAAAGCTTCAACATTGCTAAGACCAGCTACTATGTCCTTCAAAGTAGAAGACAAACCTTTAGTCATTCCCAATGAAGAGAAGCGACCCAAGTTGCGAAGCAATGCAGTATAACCCATGTTACGAATCAAAGCAGCCCAGATATCAACATCTTTCAAAAGTTCAGTTGGCAACATTTCCCAAGTCATATCGAACTCTTCGATACATTCAAGTGCCAACGATTTAGATGGCTCTTTATGTAATGCTGAATGAAACTCAACAATTCTTGGAGCTTCATATGCAGCGATTCGTTTTGCTTCGCTATCTTTTGCAGCTACCCAACGATACAATGAAGAGCGAGTGTTGCTATCAGGTTTTACATGAGCCAATCGCAATACATCACGATGAGACCAGCCATTACGTTGTTGATACTTCAACAGTTGAAATGCAAGACGAGATACATCTTTGCTGTTATACCAGTTTGCAATACCACGTTTAGTCACTGCATTCCATTTACCCATTGAATTGATAAGGTCAACGAATTGGAACAAATGAGTACCAGTTCTGCATACTTTTGGAAGTGCATCAAAAGCTAATTGACGAGCTTCGTTATTAGGTGATACTGCAACAAGAGCCAATACAAAGATAGCACTGTCGTTTTTAGGAGCACGTCCAGCATTAGAGATTTCAACCACACGATTGACCACTGACACTGGGTCTTTAGCAATCAACTTGATAACATTAGACGCAGCTTCTTGTGTTAGCTTTTGAGCTGATGCATAGAAGCTTGGTTGTTCAGAACCAAGTATCAAGAACCTGTCAAGATACATCATATCTGATACTGCAAAGACTACACCACCAGCATGATTGGAAACCATTTCGGTTTCACGACCTGGAATTACTTTAGTTTGAGGAGTAGTAGAATCTTTAGTTGGAACTACTGATTTGTAGAGGTTAGTTGCATTTGACATATGAATCACGGCTCCTGTTTAGAATAGAAAGCAAAAAGTTTTGACACAGTACGTATAAAGATAGGTCTTCTTTTACTACAAAATTCTAGTAACGAAGATTTCAATTGAAGAAATACTAATGAAACCCGTTTGAGAGTATTCTTTTCAACAATCTAGTATAACTATTCAGAGCTATACGTCCTACACAGGAGAATTCATCCTGTCTCATAGTTAGCATTCGGTCTAACAACGATCTGATTAGCCTCATCCACCAGCAAACGTCAGTTCAATCAAGAACTGAAACTACGTCAGTTAAGATAATCATCACTAATCGGTAGTGAAAGAAGACCGCATCTTTATACGTACTGTTCAAGTTTGAGATTATATTCTATCACAGAATGTGACATATGTAAACGGATAATTTCAGAGACAGATAAAAAGTCAACTGTCTCTGAAATTGGAGTGAAGAGGTTTATTACGCAGCTTGTTTCATTGCGTCCATAGGAACGGTTCCTGGCACTGGTCCAGTAGTTGAAGCACCTGGAACGGCACCTGGCACTAAGTCATCAAATGAACCGCCAACTTTGAAGTGCGAATGTAACTTGTTGAATTGTGCTTGATAGAAAGTATACATCTTATTGACCGCATCTTTGATTTTTGCCAATGATTTCACATCTCCATTTTGTGCCGCTTCAATAGCATTCTTCCAATCACTGACCACAGAAGGTGCGTGAGTTGTAGCAATGTATTTCAACAAGTCATCAGCTGAACGTTTGTCGTTGAAGTCTGGAGTTTGACGTGGGTCATCAATTTGGTCAAGAAATTTGTAGAAGTTTTTAGACACACCTGCTTGGTCAAGTTTAGAGAAATCATCCATTGCATCACGATGGTCTTTCTTGCCAAGAAGTTGTAATCCAGCCAATTGAGTAGAAAGTTCTTCAACGTCTACGTCTTCAAGAGGGTTTTCTTTGTTTGCTAACATCGCATGTAGATGACCTAACAACTTATCAACTCGTTCTACTAATAAGAACTCTTGTTGTTTTTTTGATTTGTCTTCTTGCATCAATGTTTGCAATTCGTTTAGTAGTTCGAATGCCATTTTAGTATTCTCCGTGTGTATGTTCGTTATGTGGAAAGAGGTTTGGAATAAATTGCTTATGCTCTAATGTATTTATATGTCTGTCTAATATATCACTAAAGGTTTAGCAGAAATCGTAAAACCAGAAGTTTATCTTTTTCTAAGCAGTTGATTTTATTACTAAAAATATTTATCATTATATTCGTAACTTATTGATTTATATACTATTTTTCAAATGCTTATTTTTTCATGACTAAACTGGCAGTACTTTTTGAAGAAAAATGAGGTTTTTGAAGAAAAGCATTTGAAAAACTGACAGACTATATAATTGATTTCGCTCATGTCTAAGCAGTTGATTTTATTACCCGAAAAACTGACAGACTAAGGGTATATATTATATTCAGTTTCTCCCTCTCTACTCTTCATATTCTAGTCATTTCATCACATAGCAAAAAGGAGATGAACTTTACATTCATCTCCTTTCTTTTACTTCACTTTTTGATTAGAAGGTTTTCAATGCACTTGTTGTTATGTTTTTCTCTGGTTGATATTTGATTGTATCTGATGTTGGAGTGATACTTGAGATGTTGAAGGTCAGTGTTCCTTTCACTCCTTTAGGCAGTGCTTTTGGATAAGCTATGTCTAATGTTTGTGTTCTTTTGTTCAGTTTTGCTTTGAATGTATTATTCAAGATTGATACCACTTTCAGTTTTTTGCCTGTACCAGTTGTCAAGTTACCACTGAATGTTCCTGTGACTAAGGTTGTTATTTCTGGATTACCGGATTTATTTTTCAGAGCGATTGAAGCAGTTACTTTAGTAGTTGAGCCAGCAGCTTTTGCAGTATTGATAGTGATTGCTTTTACTGATACGGATTCACCTGAATACACTGGAGGAGGAGGTGTTGTTACTTTGATTTGGATGAATGTAGTATTTGAAAAGCCAGCTTTGTTTGTGACAGTCAAGAAGACATTGTACTCACCGTGTTGTGTGAATGTAGTTGTTGGATTTGCAATTGTTGAGGTTTCACCATTACCGAAGTCCCAGTCATAAGAAGTGATTGTGCTATTACCACCACCTGTTCTTGCTGAGCTAAAGTTTACTGTCAGAGGAGTAGTTCCAGATGATTTGTTTACATCAATTATCGCACTTGGAGCAGTTGGAGTCAGACCTGAAGAGTAGTAACCAGTGATTGAATAGTAACCCAAGCTTCCATGGTTTGTATAGCCTTCATGGTCACCATTTGCGAAGAAGCTATATTCGTCGTAAGTATTTGGGTTTATTTTTCTTGCATAAGAACCTGACGTTATTGCAATGTAGTATTTACCTGGGTTTAGAGTCATATTGATTCTAACACTTGGCGACTTTTCTTTGAACTCTTTTACTACGTTTCCAGCTTCATCGTATAAGGTTGCAAAGATATGCAAGTTACCAAAATCCATGTTGATTACTTCAGTAGCTTCACAAACTTGGCAATTTGATATCAAGAAATCAACATCACTTGCCGCATTTTGAACATCGAATGTGTAGTAATCGACATCTTCAGCTACTTCGATTAGACCTACAGTTTTTGTGATGTATGTCCGAACACCATTGACATTGCTTACATTAGCAGTTTGAAATGGTGAAGCAGTTTCTTTAGTATTGGTAGTATCTGCAGGGATACGAGGAATTGATTCTGCAATGTATGCCAAATCATCTTGTTTGTTATTGGACCACATACTATAGCTACCATCTGACCATTGAGGAATGACTGAATAGTAACCTCTACCCATGATTGGGGTATGTGTCCGTAATGCACCATGAATTACTGAAGGTTCGTGATAACGACCATCATAGTACGCATCGGTCTTTTGAAAACCTTCATGAGGTCCAATACCTTTATGCATCAATCCTAATGAATGACCGGATTCGTGAGAAATAACTGTTGCAATGTATCTTTCTCTATTATTGACCGGATACATTTCAGAAAATACCCATGAAGGTTGGACATTTTTGTTATTGACTGAAGCAAACACATTGACGTATGAAACACCACCACACATGCCACGGCAGATACCCATATCAGTTGAACCAGAAATAACAACTTTGAAACCAAAATTTTTGTCGTAGAAATCAGTTCTTTCCATTGCTTCAGCAGAAGGTTGTTCAGTTGTAACATCAACATCGAATGGAGCATAATCATCCATGACACCTTTCCAGATGGCATAAATGTTTTGAGTATAAGGAACAGCTTGAATTGGCATACCACCTAACCAAGCAGTACCCGCTGGGATATATGGACCAGTGAAGTCCAAATAAAGAACTTTTGAAGCACCAGGTCTTGAATGCAGTTTGTAAAGGTCAGTGCCTGTAGGAGCATCCATAGCTGGCATTAATGGAATTTTTGCAAGGTCTGCAAGTTCATCTTTTGATGGACCTTTGTCCATATACAACAGACGACCTTCACTATCGACTTTCAGGTCATCGTCGTTCAACATTTGGTCTTTCAGGAATTCTTCGTCAAAGTTTTGACTATCAGCCAATGCTTTGAACTGTTCAGGGCTGAAGCGGTCTATTGCATCTTGACCACTTAGATATTCAGTTGTAACTGATTTTGAGGATGTGGTTTTGTTGACTGCAGTTACTGCTTCTCCGATAGCATCTGCAACTTTCCAAGTTTGGACGACTTTACCATCAACGATGTGTTGCACTGAACTTCTTGGAACTTCAGTCGCAAAACTGGTTGAGGAAACTAACATTGCAATTGTGGCTGCAAGAACCTTTGAATTTTGAGTTTTCATATAATCATTCTCCACTTTAGGAATTTTCATCTGATTGATTACTTTCTTTTTGGTACGGGTCTATATTATCACATTGGACTAGAATGTAAATAGTCCAATGTGATAAATTGATAACTACCTATCAGTTTTGGAACTTCGTATCATTGTCTTCCATTGCCATTTGGCCCATTCATTGTATTCGTTTAGACCCCATAAGTTCAGTTGTTGAAGTCGTAGCTTACGTCCAGACCAAGCTCTATGAAGTGTTTTGACAATGTCATAACTACTTGTAGCAGAAGCTTGGAACAATGAATTGACCCACTTGATTTCAGGCGATACGACAACTGGAATGTTATGAACAACTGAGTCTGCGATTACAATATTGTATGTCTCGCTCAAGCTTACTTGCATGCTAATGTCCATCAATTCTACATTCTTTAGGAACTCTTCATGGTCTTTCCAAGGATGCTCAATCAATTCATGTTTGCTATTGTAGAACAATGAACGAATGTTCTTGAGTACTGGGTCTCCTCGTTCTTCAGTCCTATTGCCATTGATATGAAAGTTCAACTTTAGCTTTTTCTCTTCTGCAAAACGAATTGCAGATAAAGCTTGAATAAGATGGTTCTTCATTGGTCTAATAGCTCCAAAGCAACCAATGTTGATTTCACCTTTAGGAGAATGCTTTTTGAAAGGTGGAATAGTCAGAGGAACCGGATAGTAGTTCGGAAGCAAGACAAGATTGTTCTTACCGATGATAGGCTGAAGCTCAGCGTAGATACGTTCGCTATTTGCAGCAATTCGAACTTTTGGATGGAATGCATAACGACGAATCCATTCAATTGCTATACCTTCGTTTGCAAGAAATGGTGTATCTGAATGAAGACGAATAATCCATTGGACTTTTGGATGTATTCGACATAAGACATCAAACTTATCAGGTACAACCCAAAGAGCTTCAATGATAACAATGTCCGGCTTGAACAGAGTGACTTCACGGTCAATGCAATTGTTATCAACAACTTCTGCAAGTTTTGCCGTTGCAATTTCACTGCAATGAGTATTGAGCATGCTTACAACAAAAGCTGCAGAGTTTTTGAGTCCTGTTGATACAGTACGACCAACTTGGTCATAATGTGGAAGTGTTCTCTGTTTGTCAAACAGAGAACTTTAGTTGGTACTGGTTTTGGCGGTGATTTGAATAAATCGGTAATGAAACTGAATATTGACATAAAAGAGCTAGAGAGTAGTTAGAGTCTATAGCTATTTATATTCTCTCGCAATGATCTTTACTTATTGAATTGTATATCTTCATTTACAATTTCCCAGAAGTCGTCAGTAAAAATGTGCTCTAAGTCATGAGCTGATGCAAGTTGATTGGTAACTAAAAGCTGTTTCAAAATTTCATCAGTTTCAAGGTCAAAATCAATATCTGAATCCTCAAACCAAAGTTCAGGAAAACAATTATTATCATCGTTAGTGATATCATCGTAAATTTTAGTTCTCATTTTATTTTCAAAGAAACTAAAAAATCGATTCATATAGTATTATACTCCTCTCATTTCTAAAATGACGATAGGGGAACATATAGCTCCCCATACCGGATGTTAGTTGATAAGCCGGGCTAAATCAAACCCCGTCAGTCCTTACGCTACTGCGCGAACTGCATAAGTTTCGTCATTGACAAATACTTGTTTTTGTCTTTTTACGACTATCACGTGTCGATTCCTAACCTAATATTTTTGCACATGATCGAAAGGATTAAGCACCCCCATTAAAAAGAATTCTAATTTTGATAAAATTCTTTTGGTGGAGGTGGCGGTCACCACACCGCGTCTCACATACCGTTATATCGGCTTCAAACAGAATTCTTAAAAAGCTTTCCTATTCGTCCCTTCAACAATGAATTTGTTTTTTCATCAGAAGCTAATAAAAAATAATTATTAGTACCGTCATTATACCAATGTTTTCCATACGCTTGATTTTTTTTATTCTTTTTGTTATTTCGCCATTCACTCAATAAAATCCAACCTTCAGGTTGATACCCATTTTTAAATTTCCATGAATTTAAAATGTTACTATTTGGAATACTTCCTTTATAATTCTGGTCAATGAATACATTTGTACCAAACATTCCATTTTTTTCTCCGGATGCAGCACTTGAGTGTTTTTGACGTCTAACTTCATATTCTTCCGGAGATAATTTTGACCAATTGTCAGGATTAAATCCATTCAAGTATAAATTCCCCCAAGAAGTTTTATTTACTTTTTTATAAGTTTCTTCGGTCCAATTTCTAGTTCCATTTCCACCTTCACCCCCAATGCATAAATTAATACATTGAGAATTGGCTAACAATTCTTCATTTACTATTTCTTTCTCTCTTATTATTAATTCTTCTCGAGAAGGAAGAAATTCTAATATTTCTATTTTGTGATTTTCTTTTCCATATTTGTTTATGGAATATCTTATTCTTTTTCCACTACCTAAATATCCATCTTCTAAATTATTAGTAGAATGCATCCCTATATAAAAATAATTTTTTATTATATTAGTTGTTTTGTATATGTAATGATATTTCTTTGGCTTTCTCATTTATTTTGTACCATCTAAAAATAGAACTTAATCTATTTATAGATTTGGGTACAAAATAGTCAAGAGGCAGGAATTGAACCCGTGTCCGCAATACCTTTCCTAATCAATGCTTTACTGACATTATGTCAGTGAATTCCTATAACTCTAAATCTTCGTTCAAATCTACATTTCGATATTTGAACTCAGTTGCTAATGATTGAACTACCAAAATTTGTTTTGCAAACAATGCTAAAAACGGAACTTGAAATCTTAGTAACCAATCACTAAACCGCTTCAATTGATATGCAATATCAAACCGATGCATTCGATGAATATCGTTTATATTCACACCAAACTTATTTGCAAAATTAGACCCATGTGACGGTAATTGGTAAATTCCGCCACTATCATAACACCAATCCTCAAATGCATCATAAGGATCAATCTTTACAAATAACTTTATTGCATTTTCTGTAAGCAGCAATGCACTTTTATTGACTATCAACATAAGAACCTCCTCTTTATAATATGGATATATCATATCACAGTCTACATCAAATGTAAACTATTGTTTTGATAACTACCTAACAGATTTCATAAAATCCGCAAGTTTTCTTTCAAGCTTACCAACAAATGAAGCAATGGTATGACTGTTAGATGCAATACCTTCGCGTTTCTTCAATGCAGATAAAGTCTTCAACAAACTTTTACCTGTAGAACTCTCATACTTATGACCTATGAATGTCAAGAACTCACCGGCAGTTTGTGTTCTATCATTGAACAACTTTCTTTCACGTGGTTCATCAAGCTCATTCAAAAACTTATGAAGCTTATTGAAATCCCCAAATTCAGGTATCTTATTACCTATGTCTTTTTTCTGGTCTAAGATGAAGTTCAATCCTGCTAATTGAAAAGCAGTTTCTTCTAAGTCAGACGAGCTAAACACTTTGACAGGGTCTGAATTGTTTTCATTTGAAAAATGAGTTCTCAAACCGTCTAACATATGGTCAACTCGTTCGAGCAACACTTCTTGTTCTCTGGTTTCTAAAAGTTCTTGTAGTATAGACATATTATAATTTTGAATAATGAGGGTTGGCTAATATGTCTATTTATCAAAAGTTCTCTGCCCAACGCTCCCAAAATCCAGGTTCATCATGATGAGCATTTTCCATTGCTTTTTCTAATGGCAAATAACAAAACTGAACTATATCAAACTTTTGACTAAATCCATGTTCGTCTTCTTGAATAAACTCAGCAAGTTTTTGGTATTGTGTATTGTTGACATCGAATGGAATATCAATGTAGATTTGACCAGCATAAGAGTTCCATCCATTTTCAGATGCTACTTCACCACATGGGCACCAATAGATATGATTGGCATCTAACCAATCAATAACAGTTTGCCGTGAAGGATTATCATGATAATCTTCAATAGCTTCAAAGTAATAAGACCGACCAAGTTTGTTGCCATATTGATCAGTAAACCCATAGTACCTTTGAAAGTGTCTTCTGTAAGCTTCCTTGTATTTTTTGACGTTTTCAATCGTTAATAACACGTGAGTAAAGTAAAGCATTAATACATCACGGCCTTTATCGCGAGCGATTTTGTCAATGTGTTGAATGATTAGTGGCATCGTGTAATATCTCCTCTCTAGAATTATGAAAGTTTAGATGGAACGTATCATAACATATGATGTCATTGATACAGTAGTTGCTAGCAAACCACATGAAAGCAATAAATGACCGAGCCACCTACGCGTAATATCAATCTAGTTCCCTAAACTTTGAACAATTATACCACAGGCTGTAGCAAATGTAAATCAATAATTTACTTGAAGTTGAGTTCTTATCATATCTCCAGTAGCCTGCTTCAAGAAGTCAGAACTTGTAGCTTTTGCTATGTTGGTTCTGTCCATATGAGCGTATGCAACTGTTAGTTCAACCGCTTTATTGAATTGATATTCGACACCAGCTTCAATTTCATTGACGCTTTCTTTTGGAGCATTAGTAGCAGCTTTCCATGCACCTTCATATGTTTGCCATTTGATATACGGCATCATTGAGTCATTAGGCAAAATCAATTTATCAAACTTGTACATTGCTTGAACATATCCACCGTTCAATCCTTCACGGCCCATTGTGTTAGTTTCAGGATTTAGCGTTGAACCTGCTCCCCAAGTCCATTCAGTTTGTAATCCGAATGGTTGTGGAAATAATACAGCATGAACAGCTACCCTATCTTCAGCATTGTCATTTTTAGAACCTTTATCTGCTTTTGGAGTTTTCTTTTTGCCTTCATACATGTATTCTTCAGGCTTTTTGTTATAACGACCAGTCATAGCATCAACACCAACCTCAACAACTTGCTCTGGCATACCTATGAAACCTAACTTGAATGGATAGGTTGAATGTAATACCATATGAAGATTGTCATTAGCTTCTGCTTTATTTGTTCCTTGGCCATTATAAACACCAAATCCTAACACACCATAATCACCAGAAGTTTTCAAACCTTTTTTACTCAACCCTTTCCAAAGAGCTTGAACATCGGATGGAGTCCAATATGCAAATAATCCTAAATCACGTTCGCTTGGCACTGCGCTATTCAATGCATCATCACGGTCAAGTGCTAAACGATTTTGAGATGATTGTAGATTTTCCCAACCAAATGGTACTTTAGATTGACCAGCGCGAACTCGATATTCATGAGCTTTATCAAAATGCAAGTCAAAATAAGCATCACGTAATTGAGCAAAATGTAAATCACCATTTGATGAAGCAAAATCAGTTTGAAGATACATAGAGACATATTCAGTAATATCTCCAGAAAAGACAAGACGCGCACGTCTCAAAGAAAAGCTGGAATTATCTCCAATAGAACTATCGCCTGGAGACTTTACTTCAGACGCTTCTCCACCGTTTTTAGGATCATCATCTGTTGGATGATTGCTATTGAGTGGTTGATTATATCGCATTTGCGTATAACCCCTAATATTGATTTTGTTGAACCACTTTTCATCATTCTTAGCTTTGTCTTCACGAGTCGCAACGACATGTTCTTCAAGAGCTTTTAGTTCATTAGCTTTTAGTTCAAGGTCTTGTTTGATTGATGCAACATCTTTAGATACATCTTCAGTTTTTTCGAAAGAACCGAGCTTTTCACGATTAGGACCAGGTTCAGCATAGATTTGTTGAGTTGCTTTATCAACATAAAGTTCTAAAGCATAACATTGGTTGGCGGAGGCAATAGATAAAGCTGCTACTAAAGAAGTAGCAATTGATAAAGATTTCATGTATAGTAATCCTCTTTTACAGTAAAGTTAGAAAGGATTACTATATCAGGTCAATGTTACAATATTATTACAAAGTTAGCGGAGTTTGATATTTGGAAAAATACCTAAAGCTTTTTCAATTTCTGTTAGAGCGATACGGGAAATGATAGTATCCCAATAGTAGAGGATTTCACGTTGCTTTTCTTCGACATGTTCATCAGTGATGATTTCGTCAAAAGCATTCTTTATACAACGTTCAATTTTCCACATCGGCAATCCATTGACTTCAGTTTCCATTCGTTCATTGAAGTTTTTAGGTTTGTCAAGATAATACTTTTGAGCAGCATCAATTGACTCTTGTATTGGGCCATTGAGCAAACCGTTAGCTTCAAGTAAGTCTAAAGCTTCTTGATGATTTGGCATATACTCATCATAGTTCAGTTCAGATGGTGGAGGTGAAGTCATTTGAAATGAACATCCCCAACAATTAGACTGTTGCTTACAGAAGTTATGACGTGTTGGTTCAGTGCTATGTGAAGAGCAAACCGCATTGAAACACGGATGCGGCTCTAAACCTTTTAGAGCTCTTTCACCGGATTTTACAACAAAGCCATTATGAATAACTGCTGATTGAGCAAATGCTTCAATCATTGCTTGAATGAATAGTGAAGTATTACGACTTAGACCTGAAACTTCTTCAGCGTGAGCAATTGCTCTGAACTCTTCTAAATTGACAATTTTGTCTGATGGAGGAGGTGTTGAATTGCTCATTGGGTTTTGACACCAGTGATGAATGGCCATAGTGGAAGACAATCAGATGGAAGGTCTTCAAATTTGACAGGATATGCTTTGACTTTATTACTTTCATCGTATTCAGTAATCCATAAAGAACTCGTCTTTATGAACATATGAACAGCTTCTTCAGAACTGTCATGAATAGTATCAACAGAAAACATTTCGTTGTAACACACAAGATAACGACCTTCAGAAACCATTGGGTCTAATGGAAGCAGCAAATAATCATGACCTTTGTATGTAGCAGAAAATAACATCGGACCATTATGATATGCATAAACATTTTTCATTAGAATATCTTTCTTATTGATTTTCACCACGTTTTTCTACCTCAGATTTATTGGTCCAAAAAGTTTCATTTAGAGTATTCAATACTCTATACGGCCATTCGCTTATTTCTGGCATTTGTTTTATTTCGACTACAATCAATTCTTCATCTTTTCTTGCAAGAACAAATGCAGGATGTCCAGCATCATTATCAGCTGGCATAATGATTTCTTCTTTAGCATATACGGTATCACCTTTTTGAAGTTGCATCTTTCTCCATCTTTTCTAAGTGAGTATAGTAATCGGGCATTTCTGAAAGGTGATCAAGTGCAATAAGTCGCGCAACTAAATCACTATTAGTATGCTCTCGTTCTATTTTTATACCAAGTTCAAGCTCTTTCTTATCAAATTGATTATTATCTTCAAAATCATGATAACCAATATTTTGCAATATTGTTAGCAATTCTTGATTAGAATATTTCTTGAGTTCTTCTACTGAGGTATGAAGTTTTTTTGCTAAACCTTCAGTATTTTTGACATCTTTTAGTGTTAGTGATTTACCACTAACATCAAACAATTCGTTTAGCTTCATTTAGTAACTCTCCATGTCGTGTAATTGTTGTGAACCATTCATTAGTTCGTTTGTCTTGTTTTAGTTCGGCAATATCTGTATCAAACAATCGCGGGTCGTATTGGCGAAGGTAATCATCTATTTTGACAGATAAATCATAAAGGGTATTAGCTTCAATACGTTCAAAAACCATAACAGTACAATCTCCATATAAAGTTCATATTAGTAATGGAGAGGGAGAATAATCCCCTCTCCATACTATTATCTATGGAACTAGCTTTGAAGCATTTATTTCGTTATAACTTTCTTTTCGCGACGTCTTGGGCGGAATGGTTCAGAAATTTGAGTATTGTCTTTATTCAACGATACTGTCACTTCCACCAAAGATTCATTTGGACGCAGTTTCACATCATGTTTGTTGCTAAACAGTTTAGCACCCATTGGTGATGTTGAAGTTTCGGCTTTACCTGCTTCAGGATTGAATCCAGCAAAGTATTCACCAGTGTCTTGGTTCAAAACTGCATAAAAAGATTGTTCGTAATTTTCACTCATCTTTACTTCTCCGTAAGATATAATTTTAGGGTTTATGTATCAGCGTTATTCAGCTGTTTTTATTGCATACTTCAAACAACCGCTATACGAAATAACGGGTCAAAAGTTGGGTTTTCAAAATCTTCAGTATCAATCAATTCATCAGTCATTTTGAATTTCGTTTTATTACGACTAGGATATCCACGCGGATTACTAATCAATCTTGATTCACCAAGTAATTTATCAGTAGTTGAATGAGAATGTCCAAAACACCAATAGTTTGGTTGATGTCTATGAATGAAGTCATCCAAGTCTGAACGATACCCACCATTCAATCTGTAATTATCTTCAGATTGATATCTTGGGTCAACTGCACCTTGAGATGGTAAGTGATGCGTTACAACTACGGTAGGACCTTGTTCAAATGGTACTGATAACCACTGACCAAACTTTTCAACTGTTTGATGGAATGTAGCTATTGTATCATCTGGAATGAGCTTGCGTGTGCCATTTCTGATGATATGATAATCATTCAAATAGTCTGCTACTTGCATTTTTGTTAGCGGGTCAGAACCATTCATATCAGTCCATAATGTTCCAGCCAATACTCGCAAGTTATCAAACTCGATTAGTTCAGGGATATCGCCGACAACAGTGATATTGCATTCACGTCCAAAGAAGATGGTTTTCAATTCATCTTCTATTTTTGATTGAGTATATTCAATGTTTTGTTTGTAATGCTCGTGGTTTCCTAGAACATAAATGATATGACTAAACTGTTTTGCAAGTTGTTCAAGATAAATGACACCTTTCGAACCGACATGAAAATCACCGGCCAAAATCAGCAGGGAAGTATGGTCTTCATTCAGTTCTACAACATCAAGATACTCAGTAAATTCGACATGCAAATCAGACATCAGTCGAAAATGAGTAATAGTTTTATTGATTTTCATTTTTTGAAACTCTCTCCAGTGTTTGGTAAGCACCTTCAGCCGCAACCCTAAATTCTTTTTCAACTTTATTGAAAAGTGTTTGGAGCACTAAAGCTTGCTGTTCAATAGGTAATACTTTTAGCTTTTTGAATACATCAATAACTAAGCTATTGTATATGTTGTTTGCTTCTTCGGTCATTTGTTCAATCATCTTATGTTACTTCCTATTTAGCAAGTGGCAAAGATTGAAGAAGTTCCATCAGTGCAAGTTCTTCTTCGGTAAATTCGTTTTCAATGATAGATTTTCTGGCGATGTAGTCAAAGATAGATTGAATTGGAATTGATACATCGTCTACTTTGTTATTATAACACAATTCGGGAACAATAACACCAATACTTGTCAAAGCATTGCTAATTCCAGGTTCATAGAACGAAGCATAAGGCATTCCACTTTGAGCAATGATTTCACCAGCATACATCAAATCGTCAGTAGTACCACCATTCAGTACAATGACAGTCTTGTGATTTTCTGCCCAATCAAACAGAGCTGATTTTTGCGGACTTTCTACAGTGTACTTAGTAAACATTTCGCCAAGAACATGCAATGGTTGAATACCGTTTTGAATACTGGACAGGTACATATTGGTCAGTGCATAAAATCTCATCTTTCTTACTCCTCAATAATTTGTTGTAGTTCATCAATTCCAATAACTTTTGTTCCTTGACTTCTAGCTTTTTCTAACTTGTTGCTTGAAGCATTAGGGTCTTTTGCAACTAAATACGTTGTACCTTTTTTGACACCATCATGAATGATAGCACCCAACTTTTCCAGTTGAGCTTCTGCATCTTTCAATCGAACCCCAGTAAAAGCGAAACTTTGACCGGTCAATCGTCCTTCAATTTGAGTGGTTGATGGCATGATAACATCAATATTCAGAGCAGCTAATAACCACTCTTTGAAAGATTTGAACTTTTCACGACCTTTCAAGAACACCACTGCAGTCTTAACACTAAAACCTTCTACTAAGACAATTTCTTCAATCGTGCAAACGGCCCAATCAACAACACCTAACAATAATGCTCTTGATTTGCGAGTTCCAAAACCTCTACCAAAGTAGGGCCATGCACCCATCAATGTAGCTAATTCTACACTATTCAACCGTGAATGTAAACTGTTATATGCTTTCTCGCCGTTCTTTCCAAGCAGTTCAACCCAAGCTTCAATCGGAGTGTCAATGATGTCTTGGATGTCAGTGATACCAGCTTCAATGAACTTTGACAATGAAGCTTCTTTCAAGTTGTCTACTTTCAATGTCGCAAAGAAGTATGTCAATCGACGTAGATGAGCTTCAGGTGTTGAAGCAATGACAATCGCATCTACTTCAGTTTCGTTCCATTCCCACTCCATGTCTGGCATTTGAGGTTCTACTCTGACAACCGTTTCAAGGATGTGAGGAATCACATCACCAGAGCGAGTGAATTTGACCTGAGCACCCGGGCCAATACCTGAATTGAAGATGAATGCTGCATTGAAGCCAGACAAACGTTTCACAGTGATACCATTGATATCAACAGGTTCAATCAATACGACAGGTTTTGCCAGGTCATGCTTAGAGATATTCCATTCGACTCCAGTGACATGTCCAATTGCTAAGTTATCATCAGCACCAACTTTCCATTTGAATGCATAATTTGGATTTGGGTCTGATAACGTTGGGAACAAGTCTTTGCGGTCTTCGTACGCATCAAGTTCACCAACAACACCATCAATTTCAAAGTAGCTAACTTCACGAAAGCGATTTAGAATGTTAGTTAGTATTTCTTCGACAATAGTCGTCGTATACATGTATTTTGGTGTTTGGAAACCAAATTCATCAAGTCTATCAAACTGAGCAGTTTTGTCTGTTTTAGAACCGGAAATATCGTATGCGACAAACTCGATGAAGCAGTATGCTTGGTCAGGGATATCTTTAGCATTCAACAAACCATTGACAGTATTGCGAAGATTTTTGTATTCACGACCTTTTGTTTTGAGCAGTACAAATTTGATTGCTTCAAAGTTCAGTTTACGAATGATAAGCTCGCCACGAATGTCAAATACGTCATTTGAACTGATTTCTTTTGGAATGTTAGGAATGTTCAATACATGACGGGTGATGTCTTTACCATAGACACCATCACCACGAGTAGCAGCACAACGTAATTTACCTCCAACATATGTAAGTGTAGCCGATGCACCATCGAGTTTTTCAGATACTACATGTTGTTTTTTACGATGTTTAGTTAACCAGGATTTTTGAAGTTCGCCTTCGTGGATTTGGTTCAAACCACCAACAGGATTAGCATGTTTGATTTCAGCTCCACGTACTGTAGAACCAACTGCTTTGAAGTACCCATTATCAGGAAAAGTGATTTCAGCATAACGTTTCAGTTCGTCGTACTTGTCATCATCAACAAGCTCTTCACCGTTGAAGTATGCATCATCCAGTTCTAGAAGAACTTGAATAAGACGTACTTCGTCCAAGTCTTCTTTATGGCCAATCAACATTTCATAACTTTCCATCTTTAGTTCCTCTTTATTAGATTATAGGTCTATTATAACACAATCAAAAAGAAATGTTAAAACCTTTTTCAAAATGATGATGAGCTTTTACTGCAGCTCTGTTTACACTTGGCTTCAACGCTACATGCCCATGCTCATCAGAAAAGAAACGAACTGCCATCAATTCACCTTCAGTCGCAAACCAATGGTCGACGTTTGGCTCGATCTTTATCAAATCACCAGCGAAAGCTAAGATGACAATCAGCTCGTGTTCTACTGGTATGTAGAACATACACTCTCCTTTGATGATAAGTCTTGCTTCTTTATCATCATGACGATGAATGTCAGAATAGATTTCATGACCTTTAGTATGATAGGTATCACTGAATGGATAGTCTTTGGCAAGTTCATCTAATTGGAACTTAGATAAAGAAGCACAATGAGATACTTTCATTTTTGGGTGGTCTAAATCATCAAGGTCAGTTGAAGTAAAGTGTAATAGTTTTAGCGAATTGATGTCAAGAGAATAGATGATAGCCATTTATTTTGATCCTTTCTTAGCAGGGTATTGTTTAGTAGTAATAGGTTTTGAAGATTTTGATGCTTCTTTGATATGTTGTTGTTTTTCTACTTCATCGTAAGCTGCATCAATGATGTCATCGTTCACTTCAATCATAAATTGTTCAGCTTTTTTGAACCATTTGATAAGTTGAGCATCTGATACTGAACCCGGATAATCGCCCTTCTTGATACTTTGATATAAGACAGTTCTTCCTTTATATTCCCATTCTTTATTATCACGTTTCAATGGAACCCATACTTCAAAGATGCCATTGATATCTGTTCTAACGACTTGCATTGAATCGAAGTTATGTTTAGGATGAGCCTCTTCCCATGCATCAAATTCTTCTTTATTACCGGCATCAAATGTCATAACACTCATGACACCAAGCTTTCTCCAAACTGCTTCACCATAAGATGGGCTTTCCATGATTTTTGTATCGCTCATACACACGTTTCCTTTTGAAGTTAAGAATAACCTATTTAGATTATAAATTATACATTATTTTCTAACTAATGTAAATAGGTTATCAGTAACTACTTCACAATTTTGAAATAAGGAAATACTAATATATGTCTAAGAAACGAATTCCTCCTCTAATAATAGACCATCTTGAAACTCTTGATAATCTACATTTATTATCAATGGTTGAATATAATCGACAAGAATTTACTTGCATAATCGATAACATTACTAACACTGAAGTTAAAGCATTCGTATTAGATAATAATATACCTCAACAGGGAATCTCGCCACAAGAGTTAGTTTCTGAAGCTATCTTTTGGTATTATGATGCTTCTGCAAAATATCAGTTTAGTATGCAATTAGCTAAAAGGGGATTATCAAATGTTGCAATCCCCTTCTATAAAACATTCTCAATCAATAATATAGCTCGAGTCGTTGGTCGAGTTTTTTATTATCCCGACCATCATAAAACTAAAGTAAAAAGAAAACGAGTCTTACCGATATCAGAAGGTATTGAGATTCATCTAAAACGAATTTCTTAATCAAACCTTAATACATGCGAATCAAAGTAATCCGTCCAATTGTAGTATTTGGGCGGAGTATATTTGAACACATAATCATCGGTAAGAAATGAATAAACAAATTCATTGATATTTTTACCAGTGATAACATCGTCATTCAAAACTAGCTCATCAAGTTCTTTCCATAAGATATCGTATTCTTCAGGGAATTCTTCAAAGAACTCAATTCGTTCCCATAAATCTTCTGGTTTTTCGAGACGAAGTATTTCAGGGAAATTGACTAAACGTTGTGAATCATATCCAGGATAAAGAAACGGAACAATCTTATGTTGAATCAACTCGCAGTATTTACCTGTAACCCAGCCATCTTTGATTGGAATACAAACCGAATACTTCCAATGTTTGATTCTTTCTTGTAGTTCTAGAAAAGGAATGCTTCCTTTCATTCGGGAATCTTGGTCTAAATACTTCTGATTCCACTTACCATAGATTTCAATATCTTGATTAGAAGAATTAAGAATCCAATCTTTTAGAATAGGCCAACGTTGATTGACACCCTGTCTTTCGTATTCTTCAGAACCTTCATTACAAATCAATCCAAATAAAGTTGTTTTTTCTAAAGAATCTCGATGGTCTGTTTTTATGTCACAAAGTTTGATTTGCTCAATTGGCCAATACTCAACCTTACTTGTAAAAAGTATTTTAGTTCTATCATCATATGAAATCATTTTTGGCAATTCAACTTCCCAAGTAGATTGAGAAAAGTGTCTCATTGGTCTATGATGTAAATCTAAAACACGTAACTCACAATTTCGTGGGTCATTAGAAAAAGCAATGTATTTGACTTTAGAATGATTTATCCATTTCAATAATGGCGAGCAATATCTTGCAACCATTTGAAACTTGACCTGCTGTCTTTTAGTCGGGTCATTCTTATCAACAGTCATATTGTTGATATTGACACCAGGAGCCGAAATACCAGTATAGAGAATAAGTAAATCCAAACCAGGGTCATTATCAATAAAGTTATCATCATTCTTTGATGACGGAATAAACGTAACATTTTGATTTGGAAACAACCGTTTGTTAGATGCATCCCCTCTACACTGTAACGCATAGAACATATCGTCAGGATTATTTCTTGCTATGTTGATAATAAGAGTCTGAAAGTCATTATCGACTGAAGAAATGTCACGTTCAAATTTCTTAGACTTTCCTAAATGAGTAAAACCGATTTTATACATATATGATTTTTTCTAATTGTTGAATTGTTTCTAATGTTGAAGTATGAAGTACTCCAATTCCACCTGTTTCTTTCCATGCATCAATGTTTCGCGGTAAGTCATCAATCAAAATATCTTCAGATGACTTACAGTATTTAGCTTTGTTTTTTCCGCCAATAACTGTAATGACTTCTAACGTACTGTCAATGTGTTTATGAATCCAGTTAGTTTTGTCTTGACCCGCAGTGACAGCTTTATCAGTAGGTCGTGGAAGAGCTGTCAATACTTTGATGTCATATCCATCAATTTCTTTGACATATTCAACTAGTTCTAATGCATCATGCTTTGGGTCTAATGTATAGAAGAAGTTGTCAATTTGTTTTGTGATTGGTTTCCAAAACGTAACAGGATGTAAGTCTTTATAATTAGGACCATGAAGCTCAATGACTGCTTTTTCAAAGTCACTAAGAACCCCATCCATATCAAGAAAGATAGTTGGTTTGTTCATAATTGATATAGAGTACCAGATAATTGTTGTTTAGCAAGTGCTGCATCAGCAATTCGTTGCCTAAGTTCTGATGTAGAGAAAGAATGAGCTCGTCTATTGAAGAACATTTCTATTCCCAATTCTTCATTCAATTTTTTTGCAGTATATTCAACATACTCATATTCTTCACCAGCAAATCGAATGTCAGGTCTTATTAGCAATAAGCTATCAGTCAAGTCTTGTTCGGACTCAAATGGAAATAGTAAATCAATGTATGAAATCGCCTGAGCTTGTACCCAACGTTCAAAGAGAGATTGCACTGGTTTGTTCTTAGATGTCGGTCTATCAATAGTCGGGTCAGATAGCAAACCAACGACTAAAAAATCGCAATGAGCTTTACATTCAGCTAACATTGCTACATGACCTGCATGCAAAACGTCAAATGTGCTGAACGTCATTCCAATCTTACGACCAGCTTTACGTTCGCGTTCAATGATTTCAAGAGGTTTGATTGATGTCATACATGAACTCCATGTTCTATTGTAACAAAGGCTTTATTGTAAAGTGATTGTTGGTTTGGCAAATGTCTAACATACTTGAGTATTCTAACCCAATGCGAAAGCTCTAATGTAAAAATTGCATCATTATGAGCCATTCCATAGTGTCCAAGTATCTTGTCTGACAGTGTTTCATAATCATCATCATAACCAAAGCGATACAATGACATCTTCAACTTAGACAAGTCTAATAACCAGCTTGAATAATCAGTTGGATTAGGGTCAATCAAATACCAACCGTGAGAGGTAATGATAACATTATCAATCGAATAGTCACCATGACAAAAGCTCTTTTCTTTGTTCATATGGTGTTCGATTGACTCAAGTTTTTCAATCATCAATTCTTTTGCTACACTAGACAATTCAGATTCATCTAAGTGAGCTTGAATGCGTTCAATATAAGTAGCAAAATCCGCATGATGCATTGGACGATAGTTTCTAAAGTCGTCAATTTGAAGTCGCAACTTATGGATAAAGGTTCCAGGTTTATACCTTTCACCTTTGATGTAATCCATGTTTAGAGTTTTGCCAATAACTGAATGGACTTTAGGTACGCGGATTTGGAGGTCACGTGCTCGTTCGTGCCATGCTGCAACCTGAAGTGCATTCTCACATGTCTTACTGACAAACTTTTCGTCAGTAATAAAGACGTCAGTGCCCGAAAGACCGTGGAGGATTTTGAATGACATCTTCTTGAAATCATTGACGTGTATCGCTTTATCATCGACATAATATGCGCCTAATACTTTTTCAAATGACAAGACATGATAATGAACATTATGGTTTCTTAGCCAAGTTTCAATGCTTGTTCTATAAGTCTTTTCACGAAGAGCTAAGTCACCATTACAAGAAAGCATTCCCCTGGCAGTACAAATCCAGATTTCAAACCCGTTTTCAAACAGCTCATTGATTTTGTCAATGACTACTTGGTCAGGTTCTGCATTATCCCAGTCACGGTTAAATGTGTGAGAAATAGTATCATCAAAGTCGAAGATGAATCGACGATGATGTGAAGTATTAGTATTCATTGTCGGTGTCATAGAACTCAATTGATTGTAAGTGATAAGCAACAGCAAAAAAATCAGCACTAGGCAATATTGCCATTGCGACCCATAATACAAAAGAATCGATAAGGTCAATCATATAGTTTATACCTGACATGATAATAAGTTTGAAAAAGTCGATGACATATCAAACGATAGACATCATGTAATACAAATCCAAATGCAAGAATTGCCAGAAAGCAAACCAACAAAGCTCCACCAACAATGACTGCTATTGCTTCTAAGATAAAATCTAGAATAGCAAAAAACATATTAGGACTTTAGAAAATCACGTGGATAGAATGAGTCATACAGAAACTTTGCAACCGGTCGAGGGTCCCTAAGAGCTATTGTCAATGCAATAGCTCCAAGAGGAACGATGATAGCCATTCCAAGAAAGAAAACCGAATAGCAAAAAATAACAGCACTTATCGTGCCAATGTCTAAGTTCAAGTTCATGATGATAGTGTTTTTGATTTTGCTTTGAAACCGCCGGAATGCCAACCCGCACCACGTAAGTTGAATGCAGAAGCACGTATAATTTTAGACATTATTGTATCACACTTTGGGCAATGATGTTGAGTTTTGTCATCATGTTTGTGATTGATTTCCTGTTCATGACCGCAAGATGGGCAACCATAATCGTATAGCATTTTTGTGTTTCTCCTTATTAGATTTGTGCATAGAATGATTTTAAATACGTGATAAGCCAGACTTCAAATTCTTCTTTTAGTTCTGGCGTTTTAGATGGAAGTTTAGTTGTTTCCAACAATTTATCCATTGTAGTATTTAGCATTTCAAAACTATGCACAGCATCTTCAAATTCGACACGACCTCTTTTGACTGCAAGCAAGTAGTCGGCAATCTCAAGAGGAAACCTTAGTTCTTGAGCACCCAAGATTTCAGTTGCTTGATAGGCAATACGAATAGCATGAGATAGAGCTTTCCAATCAACTTCTTGTTCTTGAGCTTTCTTAGCACGATGACCGTACTTTTCAACAAGTTTCTTCAAAGCTCCAATGACATTAGACACCCGTTCAGTTTGGTGATAGTATCGGTCATTGACTTGAAGAGCTAACGTATCTTTGTATTCTTCATTAGAACCTTTGATGTACGAATAATGAACGTAACCATTGAGCACAGTCAATGGAAGCTCTACGTCTTTGATACGAGTTTCTTGTGGATTTTCAACTTTTTCAAGTTCTTCAATCAATCGCTCAACTGCATTCAGTCGCTCACCTTTGACACCATATACTTGAGCTTGATGAGCTGCATAGCCGACCATTTTGGAAATGTCAGATGTCAAAAACTTAGTGCTGAGTTCATTGATGAATTCACTGAACAACGCAGTAAAGTATGCATTCAACCAATGTGCCGAACTATCATACTGAAACCGATAGTTATGAGCACCACTTTTGAATGCAAAGACAAGTTCATACGCATAGCTTTGACCTTCGAAAAAGTCGAACGCCAATCGTTGAAGAGGAATAAATTCGATTTCTTCTTCACCGGCATTCATCTTTTCGTTAGGCTTTACATCACGTACAACCCGGTTTTTGATTTTGTGTCCAAGCAATAACTTGCCGTAATCTGGCAAGTAAACCATCTTGGAATCGATATCGGACGATTCATCATCGGTTCCATATAGTGCAGAACCGAAACGGAATTTGATTAGATTAGTTTCACTCATAATTTTTGATTGATAACCAGATTTGCTGTAATGACGGCCATTTCTGCCGGAGTAATAGTTTCAGTCCAAGATACGAAGCTGGCAAGAGTACTCAACCATAGTAACCATGTATGAGATGTTTCAGCTTCATCAAGATGTTTATTGAGCGGGCGACGATAATGAACAACTTCGCATTTTTTGAAGATACCTTCTTCAGCCACTTCGCCAACAGTATCTTCAGTCAAATCGACAACTTCACCTTTACGAAAATAACGAAACGTACCAGCTTCAATCGTAATTTCGTGTCCAAGCAATAATGCTTTTAGAACTGTTGCTGTACAAACAGGATTTACATATCTTTCTTCATTGGCACCAATTAGCATATTCACTTACTCCTCTTCATCATCGTAAAAATCAACAACAACTTCTTCCTCTTTGAAGAAATCGTAATGTACAGTAAAAATAGCATTGACAGTTTCAGTAAATGGTGCGACTTGAACTGACATGTTCAACAAATCTTTATGACCAACGCATTGAGCAATGACTTTAGCAATTTCAGTCATAATCAATGCATCACCACCATAAGGGATTTCATCGACATAAATGGCTAATAAATTTTCATCGCTTTCACCAATATGAACACCAACATAATTGAATTCACGAACCAAGTTTCTTGTGATGCATTCTGAAATGTCCATCTGGAGTTCTCCACGCTATTGTTTGAATATAGTTCTATTATACATCAATAAAAATCAATGTAAATAGTCAGCTTACTTGAAAATGTGAAGTCTATAACAGTTCGAGCGAAAGTAAATGTAGTTGCAAAACTATGACAAGAGCATATCCAATAGCATGGCTCTTTTTGAATGAAAAACCAGATGCATCTTGTTTATAAAGAGCCGCTCGACCTTTGGCTTTATCATTAAGATACAATGGAAGTAGTTCAATTTTCCCGGGTCTAATCAACGCTATAGCATCGGCAACATCTTCTATCGAGCGAGGTCGTAATCGTTGTAATAACTCACCATGTCTGCTCATTTGAAAAAGCTTAGACCAATTTGATGGAATCAATAACAAGTTCCAATCAGGTTCAATAGTTAGCAGTTCTTCGATTTCTTCACGAGATTCAAACTTATCGTAAACTGAAAGATGAAGAAAGTCTAACTTGAAATATCCATATTCATCAGCTTCTTCATATGGAATTGCGGCCAGTTTTGTTAGCGGGTCAATTGGAATGTTTTGTGGATAGATGCCACAAGGATGCGGTCTAAGTTTTTCATTCTGAACAATACTAGCTGGTATCCAATTTGGGAATAAGTTGAGTGGTTTGAACTTTGTTGGGAAGTCAATATCAACATCACCAAAATAAGAAACATTAGTTTCCGACATTGATTACTTTATCCATTTCAGCGAGTAACTCGCGATTTTGTGCAAATCTTTCAGCCCAAACTGCATGATTGATAACCTGTTCAAATAATGAATAATCATCTTTGTCAATATTATTAAGAAACTCTCTACCAATGTTACTCACATATAGAAACCAAGGAGATAACTTTTTCTTTCTAAATGCTTCAAGCACTGTGGGAAATCCTAAGCGAGATAACACCTCAGTAAATGGACATTCTAGTGTTTCAGCTAATCGTTCAAGATATTCCTGTGATTGAGCTAACTGCTCCCATGGGTCAAGTTGGGCATCATAGTTCTTTAGCCATAACGCATACACTGCATCACTACAAAATAATGCAGGTCCAATATCAGGATGGTTCTTGACAATGAATGTAAGAAACTGGTTTGCATCAAGTTCAATTTTTGAACATAATTCTGCAAACTTTACAAAGTTGATAAAGAAGCGAGAGGACATAAACGTATCGGGCGATTGAACTGAATGTCTTCGTAGCTTCATCCACATATTGTAACTTGCAAACGCAGATTGACCGATGACAGTCTTCATTGTCTCTAATCGTCTTTTACCTTTACATACATGAGACAAGAATGATTTCTCACGAGCATATACGTGTCCGCAATAGTTACATTTCCATCCTGCTAATTTAGGGGTTGAGTTCGCACTTGAAGCTGCTCGTCTATTAGCAGCTTTGTTCTTTAGGGCATTTGCATCCATTATTTGAAGACTCATGTTGATTGTCACTTTCTCTAGTAAGTTTGAATGGGTCTAGATATTGTATCATGGTTTGCTTATCAAATTCTATCGGCAGCACTTTGCAATAAGGCTCTTCATTAGTATCCAAGAAGTTTGATACGACTTTAGTAATGAGCTCTTCAGTAATCACTTGCTCTCTGACAACCGCAAACAATACTTTACGACCAATACGATGTTTAGGTCCTCTATCTTCACGTAGTTCTACATGAATGAGAGGAGCAGGTTCAGACTCGACAATCTCTTGCATACGTACTTTGACTTTTGCCATGATATCGACTGCTTGGTCAGTTTCAGTACGCGATTGAGCAATGACATCATCATAAGCTCTATCAAAAATCTTGTCATGATAGACTTGAGCAGCCGTATGAATTGACAGAATATACACACATTGAAAACGACGTGATAGGAAACGACAGAATGCCCAAGAGGATTCTTCATGCAAGTCCATGTCAGTATCCCACAACTTTCCATTCAGTTCTTCAGACGTTATCTGAAAATAACGTCTTGCAATTTTACGTCTTTGAAGTGAGTTCATTTTCGATTCTTGAAATAATATTCAGCACAAGAGTATAGAATAACTATACATGATATAATCAAATAAAGTGCAAAGATATCAGATATCATCTTTCTTTGATAGATTGATACCTGACTTTTTAATGAACTCTCGACGAGTACATTTAGCCATGTCTCTATCTCCATAAGATATGTGACTTTTGTCAGATTCAAAAATCAAAACTCCGACTAGTCCAACTACAAAAACAACTAATAACATAACTACTATACCAGCAGAAATACACATTTATCCTAACTCCTTTTTGAGTTTTTTGATTTCATCGACTTGATAACCAAGCTCTTCAGCTAATTGTATCACATCTTCGCTAGAAAGTAACGGCAATGATTGCTTTGCCTCTCGTTCGCTAAAGTCATAATACTCTTTGACAATGTCAAGTGCCATACTTGACATCTTACCACTTTTCTTACTTTCAGGTTTCCATACAAAACGACGACTGTCATTCAATCCGCAGCAAGCAAGGAGCTTGCAGAATAGTTCAGTATGGTCAATCTTAAACCCATCTTTAGTGCCAAGATTGAACAAATGATTATTGACAAATTCGTCAATGATAGTTAGTTGATAAGCATCTTTAGTTCCTGACATCCAACGAGTAATCACATACGATGAAAAACCCTTTTGCTCTTCTTCTGATAAAGTATTCCACAAGTCCAATTCAGACTTATTCAGCCTTGAGAGTATCGAAAAGATGTCAAGCTTGAATGCTTTCTTTTCCACTATGGCAGGTTTCTTAACAGTGCTCATTATATGTTGCTCAAAGCATTGATAAGTGCTGCCATTGTAATATCTGGAAATGCTGACCTTGAATGCTTATCAAGATAATCTGCAATTCCGATAACCGCAAGCTTTTGGGATTGAATATCAGATTTGAACTTTGGAACTTTTGCAATGTTTTGGTATAAGAATTGATAGAGTTCTTCGTATTCTTCACGTTGAGCATTTTGACAAATAACATCACGTGCAGAATCGAAATCACCAATTTCAATATAGTCAATCAGCTTGAATTTATAATCATTACTCGCATCACTGCTATTAGCATTTGACCATGTTAGCTTTTTATTTGAAACACTTTGTTGTAATGTTTCAATTGTTGCACGAATATCCGGGTAGCAGACACTTACAATTTTTTCAAGTGCAATGATTGATTCTTCTGATTCTAAAGATACTCCTTCTTGTTCAAGCATGTCAGCCATTTTGATAATGACGTCTTCTTGATTAGGTGCTTTGAACTCGTAACGTTGTAACCTTGATTTCAACGCTGGCATAATCTTATTCACATAGTTACAAGTAAAGATAAACCGACAAGAATCAGAGTTATCTTCAACTATATGACGTAATACTGCTTGAGCATTGTGCGATAAGTAATCAGCTTCTTCCATTCTAACAACTTTCATGTTACCCATCGGCATTGTTTCTGCAAAACGACCAACTTTATCACGAAGGTTATCAACACCTGTTTCATCAGAACATTTCACCAACATTACATCAAGCGGGTCAATGTTAAGGTCTTTTATTAGAGCTAAGGAAATAGTTGTCTTACCTGTACCCTGAACACCACTTAGTAAAAGATTAGGTAGTTCGCGTTTCCCACTTGATACTTCATGGAAAAAAGTTCGATGTGTATCATTCTGAAAGATGATATCTTCAATCGTTGTTGGTCGGTATTTTGCTACCCAAAGTTTGGAGATGCCGCTTTTTGATGATTTCATATATGTATGATGTTATGTTGTTAGATGTGTATATTATAAACCATAATTCTTGCCATGTGAACTTGGAATTTGTCCATCAAAGAAAGAAACTTCTTCACGACTGTCATTGATAAAGCTGAGAGATGATTGTTCAACTGGAGGTTTCTCTTCTTCCACTTCTGGAAGTTTAGCAACAGACTTAGCTTGTTCAACCATCGATGGAGAAAAGTAAGGATAGAAGTTTTTATCTGGGTCTTCATTTTCTTCATGTATAGCTTCAATGGATTCTTCATCTCTGTCTTCAAGAGGCTCAAGTTCTAAATCATGATGACTTTCATTTACATCTTTTGTTGGATAGTCATTCCAAAAGTATTGGGGATTGTAGTCTTCTTCTTTCTCATCATCAAGTTCAAACCCAGATGGAAGTTCCTTATCAAGTGGAATATCTTCTATAAGCTCTTTAACTCGTATTGGCAACAATGGAGCTTTGATTTCTTTAGGCGTTCTTTGTGCTACTAAGTAGTTACCTGCCAAAATAAGAGCAACTGCAAGTGGGTCAAATACGAATATCATCAAGCCAATCAACCAACCCATTGCTGCTTCAGGTGTTGACTTCAAAGCAGTAGCAAGATACATAATCGGACCAGCATGAGATGTAGCATCAATCATTTCAGTTTGAACTTTTGGAACTTCTACATCCAATTGTACAATCCTGTTATTGATACGCTCAATCTCAGTCTTGAAGTTGTTCAATAACTTTGTTCTGCCCTTTACATAATCAGACGGTAAGTTTGCAATTTGAGCATCTATCTCTTTCTTACGAGCCTCAAGCTTGACTTTTTCTTCAGTCATAGACTTCACTTTGACTTCAAGTGTTTTGACTGGAAGTGAGCTCTTCTGAAAGTTTGTACTCAAATAAGATGCAGCACCCATACTCGTAATAGTCATTAGCACAAAAGATGCTACTGTCAAATACGTTCGTAACAGCTTTGACATCTTCCCCCATTCACGATAAAGAACGGTGACTGATGTGACTTTAGCAATGTCAAAAGCAATGGCCAGTGCAACTATCAGTTCAGTATAACCGAATAGTTGCACAAGTCCAATTACCGATACTATCGTCCCGATGCCTTCAAGTAAAAGAGCTGAAAGCAGTGTAAGTATAATGAAGAACATATTAGTAGAACCTTTATAATGTGTATAGTTCTACTATTTAGTAGTTAGGAAAAGAAAGAGCTAAAGCCTTCGTGATTTCGTAATAAAGACCTGATGAACCAGTAGTAATGCTTTGTCAGAACCACATCTTGAAGCAATAAAGTCATCAAGATTTTGCCAACGATTTCATTATGATCGTAATCAGGACCTAATGCTAATGAACCAGATAAGAGCGGATTGCCAGCATTGTTTTCCAAAGCTGCTCGAGCTTCAACCTTATTGAAGCAGTCTGATGGAGCTTTATAAGCCACTGTCCATTCACAGAATGTCAATGTTTCGGATTCAGGAATGAGAGTAGTGCTAATTGAAATGCACAACTTGCTCATTGTACCTTGCCATTCAGGGAAGTAATCGTTGCTTCGTAAGTAACGAAACTTTGTGTGATAATCGCCTTGGTTTCGCCGAAGAACGATTACTTCATCTTCATTTGGGGCAATGTTGGTTTCTGGATTTGTGTTCATATGTTATACCTTCTCTCTATGTTATGTGTTATTAAGATCTTGCCCGACGTTGAACATCAGTAAAGGATTGACGCCAATCACGATATCCATCAGCATACCAACGTCTCCATCCTGGAGCACTTGCAAATACTTTGAAGACTTCACCCGTATCAAGTGCATTCACTACTTCTAAAGTTCCATCTTCTTGTTCTTGACAAAAGACCAAACCTGATAAAGACTTCTTACCGATATCAGTGATAGGTTCTTTTAGCATTTTTTTCCAACTATGTCCAATTCTCTTTTCAGCTACAGCTTTCATGCTAAAGCTGAAATCGTCTCGTGCTCCATCATGTGTTACACCAGAACCCATACCTAAGCAAAAGCTATCAAGTGCAAAGCCTTTATTTACCCAAGCTCTAACAACACCTTCATGAGTATCAACTCGAATGCCATCACCTTGGATAACTGCAACACATGGTGCCAATACTTTATAGCCTACAGAATTGACATAACCGTTTTTAAATTGTTCAAATAAGATGTCACCAATTTCACCTGGCTCTACTTCTGGGTCACCACTATCAGGACGACATACCAGCTTACCACCAGACTGCTCAATCAATGGACGTAATACCTCACCACCTAAGTAATCTCGTACAAACCGTTTGCTATCATAAGTGTCAATAACACCGGAGATGACAGGGATGCCAATCCCATCTTCTTTGAAACTTTTGACACGAGCATACAGTCTATTGACTAACATAACTGCAGCACCCCAATCATCGCGTTTCTCTGCATTAGAATTCATACACATGACTGAATGTTCAGTTGCTTCAATTGAAGTAGTCGTTGCTTTAGATGTACCATACAACTTTTTGATGTAGCGATTAGCTCGTGTGCAATCAGAACCATCGAACAACATGGCATGAGCAATACCAGCCATCACGGCAGCTTCATTTGGACTATCGGCTCCACGGTCGCCAAAGTTATGCAGCATGTAATTGACCAATGCTTTATCAGTGCCAACTTCATCGCACACCGTTTCAAGTGTCTTACGAACGGTACGACAAACGGATGCTACAGTTGACATCTTCCACAGTGTTGATTGAGCAAAGGTTTCAATGTAGGTTGGTAGCCAAGCAGTTTCATAACCGCCAGTATTGACAAAAGCCGCGATCGGAGTTTGTGGTAAGACAACTCGACCTTCTTCAACACCAAACATTTCAAGTGGTAGTTTGCCATCAAGCTCACGAACAATGTATTCCCAACCTTTACGATTGAAGTTGTAACCTTGTTCAGTGATTTCAACTTCAGCTTCATCAATATGTTCTTCGGTAATCCGAACTGAAGCTAAGAAGCTTGCAAGTAAAGAATGACCTGCTGCAACAATTTCTTTTGAATACTTTGAAGGTTTTCGAGGAACACAGACGACATACTGGTTTTCAATGTCAACTGGCATTTCAAGCCAGTGATTTGCCTTGTACCCATCTATGAGTAATACAGGGTTTAGTGGTAAAAGATGTGATAGCATAATAGGAATCCCCTAAATGTAATGTAAGAAAAGTAGCAATGTCTATCATTGCTAAAGTATGTGTCTATTATATCTCAATTCCAACAGATTGTAAACGTTTTTCTTCTTCCCATTCTAAGTCTAGCTTCAATTGAGTCAATACTTCGCCCAACCAGTTTGTGCCTTTCCATTCATTGACTGGTGTGACTTTGGCAGTTACTTCATCAAGTCCAATACCCCAAACAGTATCGTACGGAGATGCTTCAACGAGAATAGCATTACCAGTGTTCATAAGCTCGCAATACAATGACGGGTTCTGTGTAAACTTAGCATAATTGCCATCATACACAATCTTGCCGCATTCTTGTTCCCAAACTGCCAAGTCAAAGTTTTGAACTTCACGTCCAAGCTTCTTTTGAACCTTAGGGTCAGTCGCTTGTAAGATAAGCGACGCAGCATGCTTATCACCAAACAATGCAGCTTTCTTGAACATCATGTATTGTTCCGCACAGTTGAATGTAATGCTACCATAGTCGTAGTTTCCAACTTTATTGCCAGACTCTATAACGAATTCTGATGGATGCCATTGGCTAAAAACTCCACTCCAGAAAAAGTGGAATTTTCCATCTTCGTGAATGCTATCTTGTTGAGTGTTCATATGTTCCTCTTTATGTTTATGAAATAAGTGAAAGTGCCCAATCTATAATATCTTTATGGTCTTCAAAGATATGTTCTTCCATGTCCAAGACATCGTTGATAGGAATCCATTTAGCTTTAGCAGCATCATCACTGCCTTTTACTTTTGACAGTTCGCCAGCAGGTAAGTAGAATGCATATGCATGAGTAATTGTTCTGCCACGCAATGACCTATCAGGATTATCAAATACATGAGAACCTTTCATTGAACCGGCCATAACAGCCGTTGGAACTTTGAGTTTGGTTTCTTCACGTAGCTCACGTAATGCAGCAACAGTCAAGTATTCACCAGGCTTAACAAATCCACCGGGCAATGCCCACAGCCCTTTACCTGGGGCAGCTCGACGTTGAATCATTAGTATATGTCCTGATTGAATAACGACTGCATCAACTGTCACAAAGAATGGAGGATGGGGAGCAGATTCCCAAGACTTCTGGTATTCCTGAATGTGACGATACTCCTCACACAGATTAGCATATTGGTCGCACTTACTCCAGTCTTTGAGGTACTGTTTCAGTTCAGACGAAATGAGGTCTTTGTCATGCCATTTATCAAGTTGTCTAGAGAAGTATTCATCACGAACTTGAGTAGCATTGACATCATCAATTTGTTCAACCGAAACAAACTTCCATTGAGGAAACATATCAAGGTAAAAGCTAGACGAATCTTTCTTATGACCAATGACACCAATACGTAGATTTCTTGACACTTTACCAAGAGTAATAGTCTTGACAATCTTTTGAACTTGTTGAACCCATTCAGCATCATTATATCTGAAGTCGCGGATTGGCTTACAAATCAGTCGTGAAGTATCTTTAGCCGGAAGCTGATTGGACAGCATTGTAGCACGTTCAATCCATGACCAAGGATTCTTGATAGTACGCGGTTGAAAGCTAGAACCAAAAAGCACGATGACATTACTTGCCATGTCTAAAGCTCGTTTCACCGTCGATACATGAGCACGAGTTGGTGGTTGCATACGACCAATGTAAATAAGGTAATCGTATTGATAAGTACTCATTTGATTTCTCCAAAATAAGGAGACACAATTTTGAACATCTTGCTAAGTGAGGTCACCAGTTTTCGTAGTCCGGGAATTGAATTGACCGTCAAGTAAATGTTGATGATGTCTTGGATAGGATACCGATTTTTGAGGAATTCATTACCTCGGTTATTGATAATGATATCACTAAATTGTAACTTCTGAATTACAAATTCAGACTTTACGACATCATTCAATCGTTCTTCTGTGACATAAGCAGTATCACCTTTTAGTAAAGGAACCATTTTGTAGCGAGTAATTTGTGTGTTCATAATAGGAATCCCCTAGTATAGTTTTGAAATGTATAAGTCTATCTTATACGATTGTATTTATTCGAATTTAGCTTTCAACGTTTCATACAACATTCGTTGTTTGAGTTCATATTTTTCTTGGTCAGCTTTAGCTTGTTCAGCAAGTTCAAGTTCTACCATTTGACGACGAAGCTTCAATTGATTGAGCAAATCATTTCGAACTTCTTCATCGGTAAAGTAATTCATTGGCAAGGTAAAGGTGTAGAACTCAAGCTCGCCATTCTCATTGAACCAGCTACGAAATGTCACATCACCATTAGATGCTACATCAATCAATTCAACAACAGGTTCTTTGTCATCTTTGAACCAATAGAAAGCTTTGCAGTATTCTTCAGCAACAATTGTCAATGAACCATAGAACAAGTGCATCTGAAAAAAATCACAATATTCCATCTTCACATTCTTGACTTCAGTTTCTTCGTTAGATAGTTCCATTGAACATTTTACCCCAGTTGTAAGTAAAGTCATGATTGATGTTCAGTGTTGTGTTCAACAAGTTCATCCAATCATAGTGATGTTTTAGCATTGCTACTCGTTCTTCATCAGGCAATTCACACCATTCTTCCCAAGTATAAGGAGAATGATATGTAAGCAGATTGGTTCTTGAACCTAACAATCTTTTGAGCTTACGACGAACTGTACCAATGTTGTACGACCAATTGATGTATTCACCATCGACTTGACCAGGTAAATCAGGCACATACAATAGGTAATAGTATTCTTTGATAGTTCTTACTGGAATCCAATACTTACCATAGCCGGGGTCAATGCATAAACCCTTATCATGAAAATACTTGACTTCTTCTACACGGTTTTTATCGTATGATTGTCTATAACGACGACCACCTTTACGAGCAAGATACTTTTCATCAGGCTTGAAGATAAAGAGTACATGCTTTTGACCTTTAAACTCTTTGCGATATTGCGGACAAACTTGAATGCTTGCCCGCTTATATGCATACATATCAGGTCCAGGATAATCACCTGAGAACTCACAAACTTTCTCGATCGCCGCCAATTTCTAATCCTCAAAATGATGAATTTCAACTACATCATGAAAGGCTTCAATGAAGCCATCTTCTTTGATATGTCTTAAGTCACAATACACTATCATTTGATATGCATCAAATAAATCATACCAATGTTGTACCAATTCTTTGATTTTTGCTAACATCTGCATTTCTCCCCATAAGATTGAAGTTCTATAACCTTGAACTTGAATCTATTGTATCAACTGATACATCATTTGTAAATAGCTAAAAGTGATAACTGGTTATCAGTATCTTACTGTCGCACTGACATCATCAGATGTCATCATAACAAAGGCTTCTTCAGTTTGCCAGAAAGGTTCTTGATTTGGAAGGTTGATACGAGTGGTCCATTTGCCTGGTTCGATAAGAATGTAGAGCGAGTTGCGGATTTCATCGCAAACATCTTTCCCACAAACTTCTATCTTTCCCCAATGTGGTCGATGAACTTCAGTGAAGTCATATACATCAGTCAAAAAGATACCACCTGAAGACTTTGGCATAAAACTGGTATTAGTCAAGTCTTCAACAAACTTGAAGAAAATCTTCGTATTTAGAGGAATAAGCTTTATCATATATAGGTATGTTTATTCTGCAGTTGAAATAGGTGCTAAGATTTCCGGTTCATCGGTAAGCTGAACCGGCGTTGGAGTATTTGCTTCGTTGATTGAACTCATGACATCTTTCAATGCATCCGGTAAAGTAGGTGCTACAACTTCTGGAGTTGCAATAACTTTGAGACCGTTTGCTGGGGCGACATTCTTTTTCGGTTTTAGTCCATTCTTAGTATCGATAAACACTCGACGTTCTTCGGTGCTGATTGAAATTGGTGCTGATGCTAACGACTCCTTGATTGCAAGTATATCAAAATCGACAACTTGTCCGCGAGCGGAACGGGCGGTTCTTGCCATAAGTAAGTTCTCCTTTATAGGTATGGTAATGTTGTTTTTGGGTAAAGACTTTATCACATTCTATTTAGCAATGTCAAGAATGGAAGAATTCACTCCAATGAATGTTATACTTCAAGCAATCAACACAATGTATGCCTACTAAGAACAACAGATAAGAAGCACATGAAGAACCTCGACCAACTCCCCATACTTGACGATTTTGTCGTAGAACATTTACCACATATATGATAGTCTTTAGCCCTTCTTCAAACTGGAATTCGCGAACTGCTACAAGTTCATTTGCAATTCGAACTTCAGCACGTTCTTGTATATCTTCAGGTAGTTCTTTCAGCTTTTGAGCAAAGAACTCCTTCAGGTCAATCCCGTCAAGGTATTCTTGTGGCACTAACCATTCTTTAGGTGGTAAGTCAAATGCCGCATTTTCATCAAACACTTCTAATGTACTTGAACTTCGCTCATTGAAAAGCTGAACATCTTTTGTCAGTTCAGTGACTTGTATCTGCGATACATCCAAGCCTCGTAGGAGGAGGTCAGGTACTTGCTCTGGTTCTACTACTGAGATACCATTTGGAAGAAGTAGCCTATCCTTTAGAACGGTTAGATTTGAATGCATTTGATTCCACATTTCTGAAGTAATGCTAATCCTTCTGGTTCTCGGTCATATACTTCAAGATACAACACTTTTTGTATGCCTGCAATGATGATACTTTTAGCACACATTGGACATGGTGTATGAGTGACTGCAATATCGCAACCACCAACTGCAATGCCATACTTTGCCGCAGTAGAAATAGCTGACAATTCAGCATGACCTTCATTATGAAGCGAATAGATACGATGAGCTGCTGAATATTCCTCAGGAGTCATTGACTCAATACGTTCAGGTGGGAAGACATCAGAACAATGCGATTGCCCCGGCATACTTCCATTATACCCACTTGATAGAATACGTCCGTCACGAACAATGATAGCACCAACCTGTACTCGCGTACAGGTACTAAGTTCAGTAGTTGCTAAAAGAACCTTACGATAATAATCGTAGTATTTGTTTAGTCGTTTGTTCATATTTTGATATTGCCATCAATTGAAGTCAGTCGCTTAGCAGCATCAACAAGTTCTTGAGCAGCTTTTGACAGTGGAGGTTCAACATAATCAATCCATTGGTCACTTACATAGTCATTATCAAATTCAGTATGATAGTAGTCTTTGCATATTTGAATGATTTCATCAAGTGATAATTTTTGACCTTTACCTTTCGGAACAACCCACTTATAGGTATCATCTTTACCTTGACCTAACTCATAGAGGTCAATGTTTTCTTTACGATACAGAACTGCATAGGTTTCGCAATACAATACACCAACTACACGATTGCAATACTCATTATGACCAGTGTGTTTGAAGACAATCCACTCATTGTTTTCGAACAAGATTTTATGATTCTTTTTGTGATAGTTACAAGTAGTACCTCGTAACCACTGTTCAAACAACTTATGTACTTTAGTAATAGAAGGCTTCATACAATTTTAGGTGCAAGTCTTGGGTCAATTATAACACGAGATTTGTCAGCACAGATGTGTTTGACTCTCAGTTTCAGGGTTACTTCAGGGTCGACTTCAAGATGTGTAGAAAGTCTTTCAATCAACTTTTTGTTATTTGTTGAAAGATAGAACATTTGTCTTTCGCTTGATTTGAATACAAATCTTGTATGACAAACTTGGTCTCCGTTTGGATAAGTAGTTACATGGTCAGGTTGGAACTTTTCAAGTTTCAGTTCAACGTCATACACTTGACCTGGTTGATAATCTTCAAAGATTTCATAGATGTTATCGATTTCTTTTTCCCGTTGAAGAGAAGATACAATCACATCAATTTGTTTTTCGGTCAATTTACCATAGGTGTTCCATTGGTATCTGAAGTTATTGAACAGGTCACCTTTTAGAGTTTCAAGACCTTCCACAAAAAGGGATTTTCTTTTTGTATTAGTAATACCTTCAAGGATTACAGTTCTTGATTCAGCGACTTTTTGTTCCCAAGCTGCTTGACGAGCTTCATTTTTCAATCTTCTTGTTTCGGCTGCTTTAGCTCTTCTGTTAGCTGCAGCTTGAAGTTGTTTTTCTGTTTTTGGTTTTGAATTTCTAATCAACATGATATAATCACCTCTCTTCAACTGTGTGATTATTATATCACCATTCTAGAAAAAGGATATAACACTAGTGTTAAATAATGTGAAGTGTATCACATTATCAACATCCAACTTCAGCTACTGTCGTCGGCTCTTCATTATAGGTAGGTTCGCATTGAACTTCAATTAGGAATACTGCAACTCTCATTGCAAGCTTCTTATCCCAATCAACTGTCAATCGAACGTCAGGTGGAAGGTCAAAACCCAATGGCCATTGTCCATGTTTGATGTAATGTCTAAACGCTAACAGATGCTCTTTATTATAGACTTCGAACCATTGGGTAATGCTTTGCATATATGTATCTCTCTCTTGTATTTGTTATGTTGATGACAAATATCTATTTACCCTTAGTCAAACAACACAGCTGAACGAACATCATTTGCAAAAACAAACCATCCACCTTTATGACGACCACTAAAACTTTCTCGCTTATTCTCAACAAACCATTCAAC